GAGAGCCTGACGTGCCTCTCTAGGTGTAATGGATAAGGAGGTGGCTATGACTGAGACGTGGACGAGACCGGTTTTGTCGAGCCTGGGAGCGGAGGTGCGTGTACGCGTGCGTGAGGACGAGCGGGTATCCGTTACCATTAAGGGCTCGGGTTGGGGGTCCTCTGGGTCGATGGTGAGAGTCGTTTGGAATGGACGAGTGAGGAGGAAAGGCTGGCGTTGGACCTGGAGCGGGAGCTGGTAGTGGGACTCAGTGGGGGTAGGCTCGTACTCCATGATGTCTTCGAGGGTGGGTGAGCGAGGGCCTGAGGGTCTGGTCTTGATGACTGCTCCACCGGGGGAGGCTGGAGAGGGGAAGTCTGGGATGAGGATGGAGTTGTGGTCGAGCCAGCGATGAGGACGTTGGATGAAGGAGTCACGACCTGAAGGGTCGGGAACTCTGAGGAACAGAGTGACGAATGCGAGGGCGGCATATGGCTCCGAAAACACTTGAACGATGATGCGGCGATAGTGATTAGGAGGGAGATGGGACGGATCGTGGGGGTAGTGGGCGTAGAGGGCGATGCGAGGGCGTTTATCGGGAGAGGCGTGACGTGGGAACGGATGTGGCAACTTGCTGATTGAATTTGGAGGAGTCACTGGAGACCTCATGACGAAAAAGTGATAGAGTGCTAACTCATTGTATCATAACGGGAAATCGCTGTCAACGCCCAAACCGAGAGCCTTGTTCATGGGAAAGAGTGATCCGTTCTCTATTGACAAGAAGGTCGGTCTTGGCGTATAAGATACTAAGGTTTTGGCCGCTTGAAATTTGGCGATATTGGCTTGGTTATGTATCCATACCAAACCTCACAAGGAGCTCCCCGTTCAGGAGCTGTTACTGGACCTCGCTCTTGATGTCTTCTTCCCGACGCGCAGGATCACTCTACCTGACAGAGCCAGACCCGGCCACAGCTGCTCCCAGACGATCCCACTCTTCCCCCGATACCTGTTCGCCGAAGTCGACCCGCCGGACTACTTTGCCGTACCTCAGGTCAGAGGCGTATCCCAAGTGGTACAGACTCGAGATGACGATGGCTTCCCCTTCTTCCTCACTGTTCCGCCTCAGGCCATAATCGCCTTGCGTGCCGGCTCACCGCCCCATCTCACCGTAGGTCAAGAGCTCAAGCTCAAAGCTCCCTACGTCGGCTTACTTGCCATAGTCCACTCCATTTCCCATCTCGACAGTTCTGGCCAGGTCGAGGTATGGCTACATATGCTCGGGTCCCGTCGCTCGGTATCCCTGCACCATTCTCTCATAGAGCCTGCGGCTAAAGCCCCAGTCTCCAGTCTGATCCAGGCAGAGAGTCCGCCCTCACCGGCCTGACTCTCGGACAGCCACGATCCGGCTAGTTAGCTGACCCGCCATGAAGGTCGACTGCCAGAGCTATGCCCAGAGTTAGCGATGTTCAGCTTCAGTATACCCATGAGCTGGCTGAGGAGATTTGCCAGCGGCTGGCGGAGGGCGAGACACTCGGCCACATCTGCAGCGACCTCAGCTTAAACGACCCTAACTACCCGAAGCTTGAACCACACAAGGTCCGTAAGTGGACCAGAGAGTATATAGACTTCAAGGAGATGTATACTCAAGCCCTGATCGACGGAGCCGAGGCTATGCTCGACCAGATGCACGACATAGCCGAAAATCCCTCGATGGTAGAGCTTGTCACCGAGAAGTGGTCAGGGGGCCGTAACCCTAAACTGCTGGAGCGGACGGTCAAGATCGTCGATAGCTTGGAGCGGGATAAGCTCCGTATCTTGGTCCGACAGCATAGAGCAAGAATGCAGTCACCGTCGGTCCAGGATATCGAGAAGAAGACTGTCGCTCTCCAGGGAGGTGATCCCGCCAATCCTGTGGCCATTGAGATTCGTGGAGGTCTACCTCCGCTGCCTCATCAGAACAACGATCCTGTCCCAATCGCTGCGCCTGAAGACCCACCTGCCTAGTTCCTTGACGTTGAGGTCGGCTAGCTCAGGGTGACGCCGTGCGCGTGCTCGTAGCTGATATCCAGCCTCGTTGCTGATCTCCGTGAGGTGAAAGCAGTCGCTAGGTATTACTGTGGCGCGGGTTGTCTTCTGGCTGGCAACAGCGGTCAACTTTGGCTTGTCGAGTATCTTGCCCTTGCGACCGAGACGTCGTGCTCCTTGGCGTCTGACCCCCTTGGCGTTAGCGCCTCGACCGTACTTGACGTCGCCTCCACGGGCTAGGTACTCGGCGATGAGCTCTTTCTCACTCTTCTGTGGGGTCTGAGCCTTCTTCCTCTGGAGGATGGAGTACTTCAGCTGATCCTCCGTCCCGGTCCATTTTTTGAGAGGGACCTTGCCGTCGATCTCCCTCAGGCTGTTCAGCTCAGCGAGTAGGTCCATCCGGCTATTCCTCGAATGTCAGTGTGGCGATTTCTCGGATCGGGATGACGACGGTGCGGGGATATGCTTCGTCGGTATTCTCCGTTTCGAGGGTGAAGGTGTAGGCGTCGTCGTCGGAGCCTATGTGCATCATGTAGGTCAGGCCTTTGATGAGCACGGTGATTGTTTCGAGGGAGTCGTTGAAGACGAGTTCGAAGTCAGGCGGGTCGGCGTCGAAGTCACCCGCCTCCAGGAAGCCGTCGATGATGGACAGTGCGTCACGAGCCCGTTCGTAGTTGAGTATCAATTTGGTGTCCTCCATGCCGAATTCATTTCGACTGTTTATTGTCGCACGATGGTACGTAGGTGTCAACCCTCCATCTGCTAGCCACGATGCCGCTGCGATGACCAAAAAGAAGCCCCCGCCTTGTGAGCGGGGGCTGAGTTGTCGCAGCCTAGGTGGTGGACCTATTCGGCTGCGAGGTCCTTTGCAGCTTCCTCGTCCTCGGCTTCGACCTTCGCCTTCTTGGTCACGCCTTGAGCTTGGATGAGCTTGGTCACGCGGACCTTGTGCTTGTTGAGGAAGACCCACGCCGCGTTGAAGACGTGCGGGCCTTTCTCGCAGTCGGGGACCCGCTCTCCGTCGGCGATGGCCTTGCGGAGGCGGGCGCGGGCGAAGCGGGGATCGACCCCGACTTCCCGAGCGAGGTCGGCGACTCGGAAGCAGTTGTCGGGGATTTGCTTGGTAGACATGGTAGAGTGTCCTCTCAGCTAAGTCATCGGAGATCAACGACAATACTGCATTATCGCATATCGGCAGACGGGTGTCAACATCCATCTTGCTCTTTTTCTGCTGACCGCGTGTCTGCCTGGTGCCCCCCATCGTGCCGCTGCGACCGACCAGACGCTTGTTACGGCATCTGGTCAGCGCGAGCGGTGTGTCCTATATGTGGTGATCGGTGAAGCAGATCCACAGATAGTCCTCATCGCGGTTGGCGATGCGAGCATCTGGGTAGATGTATTTGATCCCTGCCAAGATCCCCAATTCGATGGCAGTGGTATCGGTGATGGTTTCGTCGTGGTCGTTGGGGTCCGTCGCGTCGATGGCGATGGCGATGGTGATGTTAGCGGTCATGCCTCGAACTCCTTGAGGATGTCGGTTTGAGCTTGGGAGAGCGGGAGACCGCATTCGCGACGGTCGTATGCTCGGCCGAGGAGCTCTTCCCTGTCCTCGGTCCAGTTGTCCGGGCGGGTCTCGATGATGAGTACCCGTCCCCAATCGTCCACGTGACGACCGACGATGCGTTCGGGCGCGTAGCCCATTTGATCGATGAGGCCTTTCTCGGCCTCCTCTTGGCTCGGGTACACATGCGAGTGTGTCCCGTCCTCAGCTCGAATGAGCAAAATGTAAGTCATTGAGTGTCCTCCACGACGCACCGCATGTGCATCGACTGTCAATTGTCGCACGTTGGGAGACGGTTGTCAACACGCCATATGCTGTTCGAAGGCCAGACCGTACCAAGACCTGGCCGCTTGGTCGCCACAGATGTTCTGGCTCTTTTTCCGGCCGCATCTGTGGGCCTGGCTATTCCTGGCACGAGCGGCAAAAAAGAGGCGCGCACAAGGCGCGCCTCAGTTGGTCGATCAATGTTGGTCGAGCAGCAGTTTCGTCAGGCACGATGGTTGCGTGCCAAAATAATCGACGGAGTCATCGCCCGACAACCCGAACAATTCCCAGGTCGGCGTGGTTTCGGTTTCGTCGTATTCGAGCATCACCTGGTGGAGCAATGCGTCGGCAGTGTACAGCGCCTCGCGATTGAGGACGGTAACGCCTTCTTCGGTCACGATGAAGCCGATGTTGACGAGGTACGTCGCGAGGCGGCCGAATCCGTCGATTGGGATGAGGTACGCGGAATAATCCTGGATGACCTCGGCGAGGCCTTTGGCGTACATGTGTTGGTCAAGGCCTGCCCAATCGAAATGTTCGGCAGCGGTCGGGAGTTCGGCAAGTTGTTCCCACGTGAACGTCACAGGGTATTGCATGTGGTTTGTCCTCAGTTGTTGACCGCATGATGCGATCACCATTAATTGTCGCATGTTGGCAGATGTCACGCAACCCTTATGTTGCCCTCAACTATTTGTGGAATATGCCGCTGATGCCGACCAGACGCTCGAGTGAGCGCCTGGTCAGTCGCAGCGGTTCAGATAGCCGTGATCCCAGCTTGGTAAAGCCTCTTACTCAGCTCCTCCAACTCGGCCAAGTTGTTGTCCATGGCCTCCGACTCTCCCTCGTCCTGAGGCTCGAACTCGTTCAGCAAGCGAACGGCCTCGGCGATGATCCTCTGTGGGCAGATCTTAGCCATGATCAATCCTCGGGGTGGTCGATGTCGCGGTAGACGATGAAGCGTTTGATCCCGAGGGCCTCCTGCAGTCCTGGAGGACAGCGGGGCAGATATCCGGATAGGTAGTTCGACAACGAGTTGGCGTTGATGTTGTGCTCCCTGGAGAAGGTAAGGAGCGGTGTGTCCCCGACCTTCTTCTTGGCGAGCTTGCGGACTTTCGTCTCGGTGAGATACTTGGCCATTTGGAATTTCCTTTCCTTGGGTTAGGCCTTGACGAGCATGGAGTGCTCGATGTAGACGTTTTGGTCAGCGTAGGTGGTGGCCTTCAGCGCAGTGGCGACGATGTGGGCCTCACGCTTGGTGTAGCACACAGCCACGTGGCTGTAGACCTTAGGCAGGTCGGGGTCCTCGACGAGGATAACGAAACAGTCGGTTTGATTGGCGAGGTACATAGTCAGTGTGTCCTTGTGTGACGCGCCGAATGCGTGTCAACCGTTTATTGTCGCACATTGCGTGCTGACACGCAACCCTTTTGTTACCCTGCCGGAGCCGTTCGTGTTGCCGCTCGTGCCAGCTCTCTGGGCGCAGCGGTATGTGCCAAGCTTGATGTAAAAATGTACCCTCGACAAGCGAGGGTACATTGTATCAGTCAGCAATCGCTGAGGCGAGCGATTGTGAACGAGCCGTAGCTGTCATCGATGCGCGGTGCAGTGATACGGTAGAGTCGATCATCGGCGAACATGCGGATGATGATGTCGAGGTGCGACTCAGATGAGTCGTTTTCGAGCAAGTCGTAATTCGACGCTGAAAATTCGTTGTGCCATGCGTCCTGAGTCAGTGCCTTCATTTCAGTGTATCCTCAGTATGTGCCGTGTCGTCATTGACTACACATTGTCGCACGTTGGGAACCGCAACGCAACTCTTATGTGACCATCGCCTATGCCCTGCCGGAGAGATATGGCAGATGCCCCGATGCCGCTACGACCGGCCGCATCTCTGGCCGGAGCCAGACGGCTAAGCAAAAAGAGAGGCCTGCACGAGGCAGGCCTCCCGTTGGTGAGTTATTCGGTGGGAGCGTCGACGGGCTCCGGTTTCGCCTTCTTGGCCTTAGCCGAGTATTTGGCGAATTGGGCGTCGGTCATGATCAGGCGAGCGACGCGATCCCGTTCACGCAGGGGGAATGTCCACGGGTCGTTGAAAGTGTGAGCGACTCGTTTGCTGTCCCCGTCGAGCACGAGAGGGACCTTCTTCGAGTCCGCGCGCATGTTGCGGCGGAGCGCGCCTCGGGCCTTCTTCGGGTCGATGCCGTGTTCGCGAGCGAAGTCAGCGATTTTGAAGGTAGCAGCAGCCATTTCAGTGTGTCCTCAGTCGGCGACATGCGCCAATCGCATATCGACCTTGCATTGTCGCATGACGGCTTCCATCATGCAACTCTTTTTCTGCTCACCTGTGGGGGCTTGCCGAGCTTTACCCTGAGCTCGGTTTAGCTTAGGGCCCCACGAAGGCTTACTCATACGAGGGCTATATATAAGCGCGGGCCACAGATGTTCCGGTTCCGCCGGCCACATCTCCAGCTCCGCCTCCGCGTGGCGCGGGGTGCGACAATCGGTCGCGGCACGCGGAGGGTGCGACAGCGTGGCGCACACGCAGGGCGCGCACACGCAGGGCGTGTACGCGCGGCGGCGTCATCGACGGCGCGGGGTGCGCGCATCGATGCGGCGGATGATATCATCGCGGGCATCGAGGTTGTCGGTCAGGCGTTCGAGGAAGCACATCAGCACAGCGGGATGTGCAGTGAGCAATTGGTATCGGTCGATGATGGCATCGACGCGCGCATCGAGTGCGCGGGATTGTTCAGTGTTGGAGAGGATGTCATTCATGGCGTGTGTCCAGTTGGCAAACGTGATGGGTTGGCGACGCATGATGTGTGTCCGGTTTGTGTGATCGAAAAACGCGATCACGCGCGCATCGTGTGATGCGCGCGCGTCGCGTGCGTGTGTCACGCGTCCGTCGTCGTTTTGCGCGACGACATGTAACGCGCGTATTGCGCGTCGTTCATGATGATGCGCGCGACGCGTTGTTCGTCACGCATCGCGAACGTCCACGCATCGTTGTGCGTGTGCGCGACGCGTGCGTTTTCGTCGTTGACGACATGAGGCACGTTTTTCGCGTTCGCGCGCATCACACGACGCAATTTGCCACGCGCGCGTTTCGGATCGACGTTGTGCGTACGTGCGAAATTCGCGACGTTGAATGTTTTTTGCGACATGTTGTTTGTGTCCGTTTTTCGTGTGCGTCGCGTCGTTGCGACAATGCATTTGTCGCATACGTCGCATCGCAACGCAACGCGTGCGTTGATCACGAATTGTAACAAATTCCATCTTCCTGTTTTGTTTCGTTTTCGCCGGGGCCACCAGCCACGAAATTTTTTGTAGGTTTTTCGTGCGGGGAAAGTAGCTAGAGGGCTTTGCCCCTAGCTCCCCACGAAAGAGGCCTCGGGCCTTAGCCCGAGTACCAAATTTTTTTATGAAAAACCACATGGAGAAATTAGCCCTTTGGACACAAAGCCAATCTTCATCGACCTACCCACCCTTCACCCAGGCCAGGTAGACGCTTACTTCTTGCGTCAGGACCCCCGCCCCGATTTCCAGCGTAACTCCCCCCGTTTCAAGGCCATCCGTTGTGGCCGTCGATGGGGCAAGACCGCCCTCGGCGAGACCTGGCTCGGTGACGGCGCGACCCACGGTCTGATCACCGGTTGGTTCGCCCCTAACTACAAGTACATCGCCGAGGTCTACGAAGACATCTACGACATCCTCAAACCCATCAAGTTCGCCTCCTCGAAAACCCGCGGCGTCATCAGGACAATCACCGGCGGCCGTGTCGACTTCTGGACCTTAGAGGACGAGAGAGCCGGCAGGTCCAGAGCTTACCACCGCGTCTTCATCGACGAGGCCGCCTTCACCAACCCCAACATGCTGGACATCTGGAAGAAATCTATTAAGCCAACCTTACTAGATTTCCAGGGTGAATGCATTGTGGCCTCCAACACCAACGGCGTAGACCCCGAGAACTTCCTCTACGCCATCTGCAACGACCCGTCACTGAATTTCATCGAGTACCATGCCCCGTCCCAGTCTAATCCGCATGTCCCCAAGCCCCTTCCCGGTGAGGATCACCAGTCATGGCTCACTCGTCAACTCGCCGAGTACGCCGATCTCGAGCGTCGTGAGCACCCTCTTGTCTACAAGCAGGAATATCTCGCGGAGTTCATCGACTGGTCAGGTGTCGCCTTCTTCTCCCTTGAAAAACTACTCGTCCGCGGCCACCCAGTCACTATACCTCCACGGACAGATGCAGTATTTGCGGTCCTTGATACTGCAACAAAAACAGGAGCGGATCACGACGGCTCGGCTATCACCTGGTTCGCCTACACCAAGATAGGCGGCGTCCCCCTGATCATCGCTGACTGGGATATAGTCCAGGTTGAGGGCGCCTTCCTCGAGCAGTATCTCCCCGCCTGGACCCGAGTCGGCCAGGAGTTGGCCGCAGTCTATTCGGCTCGCAACGGCTTCATCGGTATCTACATCGAAGACAAGGACACGGGTCAAATCTTACTCCAAAAGGCCCCTCTCCTCACTCCTCCGGTCTCCACAGAGGCTATACCAGGCACCATCACCCAGCTTGGCAAGGACGGCAGAGCCTTAAATGCCTCGGGTCCGGTGTGGCGTGAGGAGGTCAAGCTATCCCAGGCAGCCTACGACCGCCAGGTTCTGTTTAAGACTTCCACCCGGAACCACTTTGTCTCGCAGGTCACTGGCTTCCGCCTCGGCGATAAAGAGTCTGGCAAGCGGCCTGACGACCTACTGGACACCTTCACCAACGGCATCGCCCTGGCCCTCGGGAATTACGCCGGGTTCTGAGGCTCCGCCTTAGAGTCTCCATCACTATCAGGTCCACTCGCTCTTTTCTAGAGTCCTCTTCGCTTCGCTTCAGAGGCCTTCTCACTCATGTCCATGACCGATGACTCAGGCTCCAATTCATCTGTGGACGTTGGCGGCTCGGCGCGAGGCAATGCCTTGCAGCAGATGCTGATCTCTAACGATATAGTGCCAGGCTCCGCCCCAAGCTATCAACTCTGCAAGACTATATTATCATACCATCCCCTCGGTCCGCGTCTCACAGAAGGACCTATCAAGCTCAGTCAGTCGCAGAAGCGTAAGCTTTCTATTCCTCCGGCGAAGGATGCGGAGGACCGGCTGATTGCTGAGTTCGAGCGTATTTGGACTGAGCTGGGCTGTGACCGTCACCTCCGTAACTGGGCCAAGCTCTCGCGTACCTACGGCGTCTCCGCCCTCACTCTAGCCTCAGAAGATCCACAGGACAACAGTAAGTCCATCGACTTTCCCTCTCTGTATCAAGAAAAAATCGCCTTCTCTGTCTTCGACCCCCTCAACGTCGCTGGCTCCTTAGTCCTCCAGCAGATACCCACTGACCCAGGTTTTCTTAAGCCTCAGGGTATTACCGTTATGGGTATCCCGTACCACCGCTCACGCACGGTGGTCCTGATGAACGAGGAGCCCATCTACCTGGAGTACACCACATCGGCTTACGGATATGTAGGGCGGTCGGTGTTTCAGAGACCGCTCTACCCTCTCAAGTCTTACGTCCAGACCATGATCGCCGACGACATGGTGGCCTTGAAGGCCGGCGTCTTAGTTATCAAAACGAGGCAACCCGGCAACATCATCAACCGTATTATGCAGACGGCGAACAGTTTCAAGCGCTCTCTCGTCTCACAGTCAGCTACCAACAACGTCATCTCTATCGCGGCCGGCGAGCCTGAGGAGGAAATCTCCAGCATCAATCTCGAGAACGTGAACAAGGCGATGGAGACCTCGCGTAACAACATCCTCGAAAACGTGGCTATCGCTGCTGATATGCCTTCTCAGCTGGTGAAGGTCGAGACTCTGGCCCACGGCTTCTCCGAGGGCTCGGAGGATGCCAAGAAGGTGGCTGAGTTCATCGAGGATATCCGCGGGTGGATGCAGCCGGGTTACGCCTTCATGGATGATATCGTCGCTCATGTGGCGTGGTCCCCGCCTTTCTACGAGACCCTTAAGGACGAGTTCCCCGATCAGTTCCACAGAGTCCCTTACGCTTCAGCTTTTGCCTCATGGCGGAATAACTTTATCCGTTCGTGGCCCTCGCTCATCGAGGAGCCTGAGTCTGACCGTGTCAAGGTCGATGAGGTGAAGCTGAAGGCCGCAGTCCTCATCGGAGAGCTCCTGTTAGACTACGAGCTCGATCCAGATACCAAGGCTACTCTCGTCGTGTGGTTGGCTGAGTGCTTCAACGAGCGTAAGATCCTGTTCCCTGCCCCGCTGGAGATCGACGAGAAGACGCTCACGCGCTGGTTCGAGCAGCAACAAGCCGAGATGGACGCGGAGGAGGAGGCTAAGAAGTCCTCCTCCTCGGCCCCCGGCAAGAAGCCCGCCAACAAGAACAACAAGACTTCTCGGTCGAGGACTTCGCTGAATAACAACCGTCTTAACTCTCGCCGTCTGCCTGATCTATCCGCCGAGCGCATGAAGCGTAAGGCTCTCTCACGCAGCGCAGGAGACTCGTAACTTCCACGAGGGACTAACACAGGACTTCAGCTATGTCTATGGGTATCGTCTTCGCCATTCTCGTCGTGCTTGGATTTGCCTTCCAGTTTGCAGGTACGTGGCCTGTGCCTAACTTCCCCTCCTCCCGACTGGGCTGGGGCTGCTGGCTGGTAGCGTCTCTTCTGTGGGCGATTACTTCGTCGGGTGGCACTAAGTAGTGCGTCTACTTTTCTTCTTGGCTCTCGGCTTCGGTGTACTTCTCGCTCGCACCTTCCTTTCTACTCGACATCGTATTTATCCTCCTGATCCTTATCACCCTCTACTTACTAGCAAGGGTGAGCTACCCCGATATCAGAGGTGACTTCATGCCCAGCCTCAGCAGACCCTCCACTGCGCCACAGGTGGCGTTTCAGACGCCGGCTACCTGGGTGGACGCCCTCGCTCTAGTCGCCACTACTGCGCGTCCTTACACCGTCCCTCTGGACGCCTCAGGTAAACCAGCAGCTCTGCTCAGGCTGTCGGGAGCGTTGGAGACGGAGGGTGCGACAAGTAATTTGTTCTACAACTGTTATGGTACGGCTGCCATACCTGCTGCTGACATCTTGAACGGTACGGCCAGCATCCAGGCTGTTCCGCCGTTGTATCTCCTTCCAGTCCCTCAAGGAGTCACTCAGATTTCCTTCATCGCTTCTGCCGCAGCCGTGCTGATCATCGAGGCGTGGTCGCGGTAGCTATCGCGCGTACGTACAATGTCTTGGTGCTGTTTCGGTACCCTTCAGTTATGGTCAGAAAAAATTAACGAACTTAGCAATTGACTTACAGATAACGTCGTGCGATTATGATCTTGTTCTTGCGTTGGGGGCAGAAGAACCTTCCTTCAGCTCGAGAAATTTTCAGCTCAAGAGGGAAAAGATCATGAGCGACGTTCACGACTCCGAGGCTCACAAGGAACCGGAGGAGACCGAGGTCAAGGAAGAGGCCAAGGTCGAGGATCACGCCGAAGACACCATCGTCCACGAAGACGAGGTCGAGGAGACCGAGGAAGAGGAGATCGAGGAAGAGTAGCTCTCCTCGTCTCTCTCACGAAATCCTCGGGTGGGGGCTCGCTCCACAACTTTGCTCGAGGATCAAATCCTTCTGTGGAGCAAGGAAACTACCTCATGAAGCACTTCCTCCTGGCGGGCATCGCCGCCATCGCGATGTCGTTCGCCGGTATCGCCGCTGCGGCCACTGCCACCACGGCCACTGCGGCCAGCGGCGCGGCCAGCGGCACCTTCTCGGCGCAGCTCGGTGCGGGCACCACGTCGGCCGCTTCGGCGTCGACCAACCACACTGTCAGCACCGGCACGGCGCTGAGCTTCCAGCCGGTGTTCTCGACGTCGACCGCCAACACGACCACGACTGGCGCCGCGGCGAATGCCTCCACCTCGAACAGCCCCACCAGCATCAGCGGCGGGTTCTCGTTCCAGACTGGCTTCGGTACGGCTTCGGCTCTGGCTCACTGATCGTGCTGACCTCAGGCTAGGCCCTCTTGCCTGAGGATACACCGAGGGGAGAGTAGGGGTTCAGCTCCTACTCTCTTCTCTCGAACTTTCTCTTTCATCCCAAGGTGGGGCAACATGAAACGACTCTTGCTAGCGGGTGCAGCACTCGCTTTCATTGTCAGCGGACCGAGCTTTGCTCAGCAGACCTCGACCTCTGACGCCGCCTCGACCGCCCAGCAGCAGCAGGGCCAGATCGAGACTCAAGGTCAATCAAACACCAACAGCAACGGCGCCAATACCAACGGACCTCAGACAACGACTGTGGGCCCGCAGACCTCTACCTCCAACGCTGCGTCTAACTCCGCTTCTGGTTCGCTGTCCAACGCCAACAATGGAGGTCAGCAGACCACCGTCACAGCGGCGCCTGTTTCCAGTTCGGCGGATAACACCTCGAACTCGAACTCTAACTCAGCTTCTCTCTCCGCCTCCAAGTCTACTGCTACCGGTGGAGCTGGTGGCTCTTCGACGGCGGCTGGTGGTGCGGGTGGCTCGTCCACTTCGACTTCACAGGGTGGTGCATCTACTTCCACCTCTAACGGCGGCGCGTCCAACGCCAACGCCACTAACGGCGCGGCGAACTCCAGCAATGCCCAGAACATCACCTTCAATACGCCGCCCACCCCGACTCACACGACGGCTGACATTCGTACGGTTGCTCAGGAAGTAGCGCCGGCGCTGACGACCACGCTGACTGAGACCTGTATGGGCTCCACCAGCGGATCGGGTACGGGTATGGGCTGGGGCTTCTCCATCGGTACGACTTGGCGTGATCCTGAGTGCGTGCGCCGTCTGAACGCCAATGCCGTCGCCTCGATGTTCGGGGATCGCGAGGCGGCTCGCTCGATCATGTGCGATAACAAGGAGGTCTATGCGGCGTTCGAGCGCGTAGGTAGGCCTTGCCCCCAGTCGCCTCACTATCAACAAGGTCAGGAGGAGTTCTACCCGACATCTCCTCCGCCTCCTGCGCCCCCGCCGCCCCCGCCTCCTCCGCCGGCGCCCCCACCTGCTGCGGAGCAGGCTGCACCGTCGGGTGCGATGGCTCCAATCCCCAACCCCCCGGAGCCTAAGTACCCACGGAACTAGCGGGGAGTGGGAGGAGGGACTGCACTCTCTCCTCCCACTTACTCTTTTCTCTCCACGGAGTCACTATGACCGATCCTGTCATTCTCGCTGCCGCCGCCTATCTGCTGATGCCGCAGCTCGCACCGACCATGATCCACACCTATCCGGCGTTCGACGCCGAACAGGCGCAGGCTGCTTACGCCAGCCTCGATCATCGTCTCTCCTACACCGGCGTGATCAGCCCGAGACCCCACTGCGTGGGCTTCTGGTGCTACGTCTTCAAAGCCTCCTATCGTCTAGCTGAGGCTACCGACATGGAGAGTGCCAATCCTCACAGTCTCGCTGCGACGCAACCTGCAGCACCAGCGCCTGATCTCCGTCGCCATCATCATCATCGTCGCCATCATCACGGACACCATCGTCGGGGGCGATAACGTCTCTTGGCCCCACGAGTATAGGGGTCTTTGGGAGTAAGTTGGGGGGCCAACTTAACTGGAGCCACCAATGACCGAACCTTTCCTCGCCCTCATCACCCCACTCTCAATGGGGTCACCGACGCATCCTATCGCGCCAGGTGGCTCACCTCCTGGTCAGCCTTCCCACCCGATCTACCATCCAGGACACCCGGACCACGGTCTGCCGTCTCAACCCGGCACGCCCGAGCATCCCATCTACCATCCTGGACATCCTGACCATGGTCTGCCTGTTCCTCCTCAGGTTTGGCCCGGTCCTGGGCGTCCCGATCAAGGTCTACCTCCCATCCCTGGTGTATGGCCGAACCCCGACCATCCTACCCACCCGATTGCCCCGGGTGGTCCGCCAGTAAGCGTTTGGCCGCCGCCTGTCGGTCCTGACCAAGGTCTGCCCGGTGCTCCGCCTGTCGTCGACAACACCCTACCTCCGGCACCGCCTACGGTGTGGCCGCCAGAAGGTGGGCCATCCCATCCGATGGTGCCCGAAGCCGTCTACATCCTCGGCTACGTTCCAGGCTACGGTGTGGTCTGGGTGAAGCGTCCAGAGGCTCAACCGACTTAACCGCACTGACCCTGCTTGTCATATACCCCCTATATGAAGCCCCTAGCAGGGATGCGGTATGAGCGACGGTCAGGGTGGTCTTCACAGCGCCCTGGCCGTTAGCTCTCTTGACTTCTCTGGTGCTGTCCCCATTGCACTGGTGAGACGCCTCTCGTCCTAACTTGTCCCTCTGTTAGGGCGGGGGGCTGTCCTCGGGGTTGTGCCATGCGATTGAGCCTTCTTGTAGCTCTCGCAGTTTTCTTCCTCGTTCTAGCGGTTGCGTCGCTGATGCAGTGTCAGCCGCTGGTTCACACAGGACCCTGACATGACTGATGTTCGGGAATACGCCCGCATGGCTCGAGTAGTGGCCAGTCACCTGGATGCAGCGGCTGCTACAGGAAGCCCCTCCCGTCGTCTTGAGGAGATAGGAGCAGCGGGCTCCGTGTTATGGTTGCTCGGGGATAAGCTCGCGGTGCTCATGGCATCCGAGACCCGGGAACTTGAACCCTCTCTGCCATTTGACCAAGGACAATCCCATGCCTCTTGAGAAAGCACCTGAGGGCTCTCCTGGCTTCTCCCGCAACATCAAGACTGAGATAGCCGCTGGTAAGCCACAGAAGCAGGCTGTCGCCATCGCCTACAACAAGGCTCGTGGAGATGACGGACTGAGGTTACCTTCCATGATACCAAAATCCAACTTCGCCAATATCTCTGACGATACCAAGGACAGCCATCTCAGCGATACGGAAGAGGAGCAGTTCAAGGCAGCCTGTGATCGGGCTGACTCTATTTCCCACAGGCTCGATCAACTTGAGCGGCGTGATGCCGTTCGGAGTATCACCCGCTCATGAAAGCCGCCGGCATCCTATTCGTTACCCAAGAAGGTAAAGCGCTATTCCTAAGGCGCTCAGCCTCGGGGGACCATCCCGGCGAATGGGCCTGCGCCGGAGGTAAGCTCGAAGAGCCAGAATCTCTCGTGAACTGTGCGGTCAGGGAGACCCTCGAGGAAACAGGCCGATCTGTTCCTCCCAGTGCTCTCCGGGAGCACACACAATCCTTCAAGCCGTTTGAGCCCACTCCTACTATCCACAATGACATGGGGGAGGTAGCGGACCCTTCCTCACAAGAGGGTGTTGAGTTCACTACCTTTATTGTGGATACTCCCAAGGAGTTTACGCCCCGCCTCTGTGACGAACACGAGGCTTATGCCTGGGCTCCGATTAACGATCCGCCTATTCCTCTCCATCCGGGAATGGAGATCGTCCTCCGGCGATTTCACATGAACGAGCTGGACGTCGCTAAGGCTATGGCTGCCGGAGAGCTGACCTCACCACAGCGGTATCAGAACGTACATCTGTGGGCTATGAGAGTTACAGGCACTGGGGAGTCGTTCAGGGATAAGCTAAACGAGTATGTCTGGCGGAACCCGCGTGTCTACATGAATGAGGCTATGCTCGATAGGCTTCGAGCTATCCCTATCATCATGGAACACCCTACCACCCAGTCCACATTGAACTCAGGAGAATTCCACGACAGAGTCGTTGGCACGATGCAGTTGCCTTACCTTGTACCTGAAGCCGAGGAGGTATGGGGTATTACCCGCATCTACGACGACGCTACTAATTTGCTCCTTCAGATGGGGCAGGAACATGGGAGACCACTATCCACCAGTCCTTCAGTTACGTTGGGTCTAAGGTCTGGTAGTCAGAAGATCCACTTCGAGGACGGGTCACCGCTTCTTATCGAAGGGATACCCACATATATAGACCACTTGGCTATCTGCTACCAAGGTGTGTGGGATAAGGGCGGTGACCCCGCCGGAGTTCAACTCAACGATTCTGCAGGAGAATCAGATATGGCCGACTACGGCGAGAAGCTCAATCAGCTCCTCACGAACATGGATAGCATCAATGCGCGGCTCGACGCCATGGAGAAGCGCAGTGACGCCCAAGACTCCGCGCGCAAGGACGCCGAGGAAAAGGAGAAGGAGGACGCAGTCGTTCCTCCCACTCCGATGACTACGACGGCAGATGCCGAGGAGGAAGAGGAGAAGGAAAAAGAGGGCTCCGGAAAGGACGACAACGACGACGCGCGTATCGATGCACGCGAAGAGGAAAAGGAGGAGAAAACTGACGCCGACAGGCGCCGCGACGACGCCGAAAAGGACGATACGTCGTCGTCACGCGACGACGATAAGAAGAACGACGCCTTCCCACCCAAGAAGGAGGAGGAGAAGGAAGACACCCAGCAGAAGGCCGATGGCCTCAAGGAGTTTGCAGCAGGCATGTCCCGGAGAGATGGAGAAGACAAGGAAAAAGACGACTCGCGCAACGACTCGGCCCTTAACGGCCGTATCAGTCGTCTGGAGAAGGCGATGCCCCGTCAGCTGTCTGACGAGGACTATCACGCCATGATCGAGGCTCAGTCCCGCGCTGACTCGGTCTATGGTGCCTTGGGCATCGGACGAGCTCCGATCCCTCTGAACGGCGAGGACCTGAATGGGTATCGTCGTCGGGTGGCCACGAAGCTCAAGGGTCACAGCGGTCGTTGGGGAAAGACCAACATCTACAATATCCAGGCTGACGCCTTCGATATTGTGGAGAACGATATCTACAACGACGCCATGGCTTCGGCTATGTCCGCCGACGATGTGCCCGAAGGTCACCTCCGCGCCGTCGTGAAGAACGATATCGCAGGTCGACCCATCACCAGCTATGTCGGGGAGCCCTCGGCTTGGATGTCCCAATTTTCGGGCACCCGTCGTCGGCTGTCGGGCATTCGGACCCACCGGGATTACTGATCCCCACAACCCTCCTAGGAGTTAACTTCCATGCCGCAAGCGGCTCTTGCTCTGAACCCGATGCTTCTGACGAATGCAGCGGGTACCTTCAACATCTCTTCCGACGGGTATATCCAAGGAACTGAGATGGCCGACCCGTCCGCCCGTAACTGGCTGTCGGGTGGTATTCTCGGTCCCAACGAGACTCTCCCGATGTGGGGTGGCGTTGGCATCTCTGAAACGACGACACCTGTGTCCAGCTTGGTCACCTCGCCTCGTCGTGAACTCGGTGGCTATATCACCCGTGCCACTCAGCAACGGGGTGCCAACCCTGCGGCTGGTGACCTCACGGGGTTCTCGGTGTTCACTCAGGACCACTCGATGCTCACGACGCCTCAGAACCCGGTGCCTATCGCCGCGGCTCTGATGACGGTGAACTTCTATCGGTTCGGAACCAATGCCCGTATTCCTGTGGCGTGCGACCCCTCGCTCGTCTCGCTGGACGGAAACATCATCACCCAACAGGTGTCCTGGGACTTCAACAACCAGATCCTTGTTCCGTACTCCGCGTCGGGCACTCCCATCGCCATCACCTCGATGACTTGGGCTACCACCAACGGTGGACAGATCGCCATCGTGGCGGGTACTGCTGCTCCGGTCGGAGCTGTCGGGGATGCGATCTTCATCTCCGGCGCCACGACCACCGGCACCGGCGGTGCAGCCGCAGTCAACGGCAGCTTCATCGTCAACACCTTCACTGATAACCAACACTTCACGGTGTCGGCGACTCAGGGGAACGCGGCGTACTATGGCACCATCACTCCAGGCACCATTGCTGTGGGGTCTGGGGCTCTGCCGTGCCGTGTCCTCGATGTGCAGGTGGGGAATTCGATGACGGTTTCCTACAGCGCGCAGACGGGGTTCGCCAACTGGAATAGGAATGGGTCCTGCGCCCTGATCCTGATCTGAACTGTCAACCCCCTAGTTAAGGAAAAATACCATGGCGAATATCGCCGCATCCTTTGCCATTGTGAACCCGTCTTATATCGAGCCGGGTGTCATCCTGCCTTACAGCCAGGCCAGTGGCGCCTTCAATACTCTGACACAGGAGCAGCCTCTGCCCCGTTTGTCGGAGGGAGATCTGTACGCCTACATCAAGCGCATCGACCTGCGTACTCGGGTGGCTGCGGGGCAGTCGGCGTACAATGCTCTGCCGTCTGTCTCCACGACGCTCAGCATGATCTCTTCGCCCACCTACCTCTTGAGAGTTAGGGGGGAATGGGATCACCATGACTCGGCGGCGATGGATCGCTGGGGTGTGCCTATTGTCGAGACCCAACGTCTCGGCATGCGTCAGGGCCACTTCCAGCTGGCGCGCTCGGCTCTGCTGTATGGCTTCCAGCCTGTCAACGGTGAGGGGCTCATCAACGCCCCAGGTGCCACGGCGGTGAACCTGCCGCAAGACACCTACGGCAATTCGACTGTCGTCACCTACGACAATGGTCAGATGGCTACTTTCCTGCTGACGCAGGTTAGTGCTCTGAAGACGCGTACCAATCAGTTGGGTATCGGTCGGGGCATTGTGATCCTTGGACCACAGCGCATCCTCGGCGCCTTCGAGTACCAGAACATCGTCCAGCTGACTTCTTACCAGCGCGCCGGCGCTGGCACTGTGCCGACTGCAGGTGTGGTGAAAGACATCCTCGATATGAACGAGGATGACATCACCTGGTGCTACGACGATACCTTGATCGGCAAGGGCGCCGGTGGCAATGACCTGATCCTGATGGTCATGCCTGAAGTGCGTAAGCCCCAGGGCTCGCCTGGTCCCAATACCAACGTGTTCGCCGGCCTCGCTCCTGGTCTGGAGGCCTGCACGCTGATGTATTGCGACATGGCGGCTCCTCGGGAAATCACGACCCCGATCCCTGGCGGGGCCATCGACATGCTCACCGAGTGGCGCATCACCCCGGGATGGGGCGTCCGTCCGGAGGCGATCACCGCCATCACCATGCAGTATCAGTAGTAGGGGCTCCAGTCCCCTACTCCTCTCCTAAGCAGCAAGGAGTCCAACCATGTCTAAGATGTATATTCTGAACTGCACAAGGCAGGTCCAGGAGTTTTGGTATCGCCTGCCTGAGAGTTCTAAGCTACTCCATCAGCTCATCCCCATCGGGGGTCAAATCCAGGTGGCGGGTGAGCTGAATACTCCCGAGATAGATGCCATCATCGAGCAGCATTCCCGCTACGGAATGGTGGCATTCTCGGAGATTAACAAGAGCCAACCCTTCGTCGGGTATTGCTATCAGATTGACAAGAGGTTTGGTAACATTGTGGAGGCTCTCCAACGAGGGCTGGAGCACAATGATATGGTTCTCGAGGAAAGGGGTCAGCAGCTTCGTGAAGAAGCCGCAGTTGCCATCAACCAGTCCATCGAAGATCAGCGGGCTCCCGCTCGTCTGACAGCACTGGAGATGACTGTGGAGGAGGAGGGTGATGAGGGTACCTTCCACAAAGGGGTCAAGGTGACAAAGGATCGATCTGTAACTCCTCAGTCTGCTCAGTCCACTCGTAAGCGGAAGCCCCGGCGGTGATTTCTAACACTCCCACATTAGCGGAGTATACTCAGTGGATCAATACCTACATGGGTATCCCCACCGAGGCACTTCCGCCCGATTCTTCTGTCATACAGGACTCATTCACGTTCGCCACGGAGGTGGTTAATCCGCTTCTGATGTTGGTGGGCGGGAATGTGTACACTATGGCAGTCTATAACTTTGGCGGCCACTGGTTGGTAATGTGGGCACCTGACCAGCCCAACAGCTATTATCCATCTCCTCCAGCTCAGCCCCCGTCTACAGTCCAGGCCCCGACGAACAATAATGGCTATTTCTTCTGGCTGAGGTCACCTTCAGGCTACAATCTGAATGCCTTTACTCCCGGCATCTTGGAGGAGAGCCACGACGTCTCTACCGGTCAGCGGTGGCATGTCTCCAAGCAGCTGGACAACTTGAACCTCATGGATTTGGGTATGATGAATACCCCATGGGGCCGTATGTACCTGCAGATCGCTCAGATGTGGGGCAGCGATTGGGGTATGACATGAGTACGCTTCATTTTGGCTTTGAACCTACTCCTTATCCCGACGGTGATACTGCCGACAAGATAGCTAGAATTCTCGAAGATGAGTATGGTATAGTCGAGCACTTCAGGGATTTCAACCAGGACCTCATCTCGGAGTTGATGCATGAGGCCATGATGGATCACGATGAAGAGCTTATGTCCACTGGGAGAATTGAGCTTCCTGCTATAGAGGATTTATTCAAGCAGTTTCTAAACTCTAACGAGATGGCTAAGTTGGGAGTTGGGGGTGTACCTGTTCGAGCTTCTCGGAGAAAGGTTAAGGTAGGAGAATACCGTCGGAGGGGTAGGTGGGTAAAAGGGTACACGAGATTAGGGGCAACTATGAGGTCGAGTTTTGTGAAGACAGGAACGTACAGGGACTCCTTTAGAGCCTGGATCGAGGTGGACTGATGACTGGTAAAGGGAACTACTGGAGCAACTCGCTCCTGAATCTGCTCTTCAATGCGACGCCGATACCCAATCTCGCAGATAATGCAGGTTCGGCGCCGCTGACTCAGCTGTACTTTTCACTTCACACCGCAGACCCTGGGGCGACGGGTGATCAGACGACCAACGAGGTTGCCTATACGGGATATGCCCGTGTCGCAGTTCCACGGACCACGACAGGATTTCCCACCTCTACCACCGAGGTCATTTCCCCAGGCGCTGTGATCAGCTGGCCTGTGGGGACTGGTGGCGGAGGTGTTGCCGCATTCCTCGGCATCGGCACTGCCTCCAGTGGCGCAGGTCACCTGCTCTATTCGGGTACGGTGACGCCCAACATCACCTGTGGCACAGGCGTTCAGCCTCAGTTGACCACAGCCACTACGATCAGTGAGAGCTGATATGGAAGAGACTGACAGCGAACGGAATATTCGTATCGGCAAGCAGATTGGGGCTAAGGTCGTACAGGCCTCGGGAACTGTTGTGGGGCTTCAAGAAGAAAGAACAACTACGACTGACTGGAAGCGAGATCAGATAGATCAGGTGGTGAAGGACGCTCTCTTCGAAGGCATCACCGATCCTGAAGAAATCAGGCGAAGGAAGCTCGAGAAGATCGAGCAGCTAAAGGATATCTGATGGTTCTTGCCGTTGGCACATTCTTAGGGTCATCCGCTGTCTCAGGCATTGGGGACGGAGTAGTTCCTAATGCTAGTGGTCAGAGTGTCTATGAGACTGCAGGACCCGGTAATTCCTCTTTAGCAGCGGCTCTTCGGTCAGGTCTCGATGCACTAAGCCGTAATCAGATAGTTACATTCGTTCTTTACAAGAAGGTCATCCTACCTTTCGACGGGTATGTCTTTTGGGTAAAGGCTAGTCTGTTGAGTGAGTCAGCCCTGATCGGTAACTTTACTCTTAACAGTGTAGCTTTCAATCAGTCTCGTAGGACTGTGACTCCTCCTTTGACTCTCCAAGCTAAGGGCTCGCTTCATATCGCATCCGTGAATAGGCAGGACCCTCACGAGAGCTATACGGTTAACAAGGTTACCTTCACTAGTGAGGTGGAAGTAAACGACCTTAACGACATTGGCCCTGATACTATGTATATTGCCACGTTAGGTAATTTCAAGTTCGCTTTCTCTCAACAGCAGAACTACTATCAACAGGCCAATCTCTATCACTATATCGGGGACGCAATGTACCCCGTTATGGAGCCGTTGATTATAGATGACGTGGCTGATGTAGATACTCGTAACGTCATCGTCTCCAACTCGATGCCCATCTGGCTGAGTCTCAACAAATTCATGCCGATGTATCCGAGCTATCTGGCTCCTGAAAACGTACGTCCTCCTTTCTGTGTCGTGGACATCTATCCGGACACTCAGCGTGCGCTTCAGATGGCGCCGTTGATCGACAGTCAGAATAACCACTGGCAGCTTGTGACTGAACGTGTCGAGCTGACTATCCATGGTCTCCGTAACTTCAATGCTCTTGACTTCCTAGACTATGTTCTTGCTCAGAGTCTGGCTAACAACACCTTCGGAGTGATGAATTCTCCCATCGTCCGTGATGAGAAGAGACTTCAGACTGAGCTGAATGTCATAGCCATGAAGAAGTCTATGGAGTTAGAGATAAACTACTATCAGGCTACGGTGCGAAACATTGCCCGTCAACTAATCCTTGAGGCCATCCCCACTATCTATCTAGGAGGTGGTGTTAAGGAACTACAACTTCAGTAGGGATGGAATATGGCCCAGAATGCTACTCCCCCTTTCAATCCTAAGGGTATTCCTTCCACTATCAGCAATCCGCAGCCCAATGATTGGCTAGCTATCCAACAGGATGTTGGTAATAAGGTGGGTAAGGCCCAGCTGAAGAATCTTGTGCCTAGCGCCCTAACTACCTTTACACCGACCCTTAGTTTTTCGACACCCGGTAATTCGACCTTTGCCTACAGCACCCAATCAGGTTGGTTGATGAGGGTCGGTTCGCTGGTTTTCTTCAATATAAATCTTAGTGTCACACCAACCTTCACGACGGCGGGCGGGTATTTGCTCATTAACGGTAATCCGATACTGGGAGATACCCGACTCGGATCCTACTGGCAACAAGTCGTGCAGACGAACAATATAAGCTTTCCAGCAGGCTCGTTTCTAAACGCAAATATGAACTCAGATGGGACGGTTAATCTTCAGATCATCAATAGTGCCAGCGGTGGGATTGTCGGACCTGCAAACATGGTCAGTGGAGTCAACATCTGGATTGCTGTGACAGGGGTCTATCCCGGAGCCTAGAGGATACCATGGTCCAGAATTTTCATCCTCCCTATAATCCTAAGGGTATCCCGAACAAGACTACCAGTCCTCCGGATACAGCTTGGATTATGCTGCAGGATGGAGTCACTGGTGAGATTATGTCTGCTCAGTTAAAAAGCTTAGGTCTCGGCGTACCTTCTTGGGTATCAGCGCTCAAATCTCCAAGTGGTGATGTTCCGACGATAGCTGCAGACTTTCAGAATGGTCAGTACTGGGCAGGTGGTAGGTCAGCTACACTGGCTGATGTAGTTACTAATAACGCTAACTTCAATCCGTGGAACCCAGCTTCTGTTATTACAGGTCTTGGTGTTGTCTGTGCTACTACAGCTAATCCTGTGAACAACAATGGCGCAATACTGCTGCCTCCTTCGCTTCACGATGGTTTGACGTACTTCACCAAGGTTATCTCAAACGGTTCACCTCCTATCAATAATCCCTCATGGAATGGTTCAGCCGGTTGGACCACTGTCTACGCAGATTTCGACACTGGAAATACCACTAGCTTTCAGTGTGCGGATACTATTAGTAGTAGCGGGACAGCTGTTCACAGTAGTCTTCAACCTCAGGCCCTTAATCCTATTCTAGGGAATGCCTTTGCATCTTCGGTCTACCTCCCTCTAGCAAGTGCCGTATCACGGATGGCTCTTACATATCGCTTCGAACCTGGACTGTTTGCGGTCTCCTCTGAAGGGAACCCCGTTAGTGTGGCTGACCAGCCGCCGTTTGGTATGGGCGCGTTCGCGCCAAACTATTTGGGCTTCCAATGCAATGATTACGGCGGTGGCAATCTGAGTTATCTGTCGTTGCTAGCTATCTATCCCGTTCAACCCGACTCAGATCTTCAGACCATCTGCAGGTTCTGAGTTTCTGCAGAGAAGGAAGTAGAACTATGCCTCAAAATGCCGCAGTTGGTGCCGTCTACAATCCGAAAGGTATCCCGCTCACTCTCACCGCGGCCTCAGTCAATGACTGGGTGATGGTTCAACAGGCCTCCACAGGTCATGTGGGCAAAATGAAAATCAGTACTCTTATCGCAGCCACGTTAGGTGCGGATGAAGCCGATGAAACTACTGCAACAGCGGTAGGAGGTGAGGTTACTCTGAACGGTCCTGATGGTACGGTCACCTCGGAAGAACTGACGGATGCGACCGAGTACGTTCTTACCCTCCACAACTCCGCCATCACCGATACTTCTACGGTGAACTTCGAGGCAGTCGAAAACCCCGCCGGCGATACTCCCGAGGTCACAGATGTGGTCGTGTCTGCTGGACGAGCAGTGGCCACCTTCATGATGCCTTCCTTCACCGGCACCCTGGTCATCAACTTCTCGGTGGTTTAAGCCACTGATCAGCCCCTAGGAGCCGGATAGCTATGTCAACCGATATTGTCGTCGTCAACGTTACGCAGCAGCAGGCGCCGGTCCCGAATGCGCTTCAGAAGGCTGGTGCCTTCGTTACGCAGGGGGGTACGAGCACTGTTCCCAATACGTTGACCCTCCTCACCAACGGCCAGACACTTCAAGGTGTCTTGGCTCAGCCGATGGGGCTTACTTCACTGGCCTGGTCTACAGGTACGGTGACAGCCACCACCTCTGCACCTCACGGCTGGACCAATGGTCTCGTCACTCCAATTACTATTGCAGGAGCGGCGCCTGCAGGATATAACGGATCGTTCCAGGGAACTGTCACCGGAGTGAACACTGTTACGTATCCTCTCGTGTCGAACCCGGGCACTGAGACGACGCCAGGAACCATCACACTCGGTGCTGCTTCTGAACTTCAGCAAATGAACACCACGTTCTTTGCTCAAGGTTCAGGTCAGTCAGTGTATGTTCTAGAGCTTGGACCGGGGACGGTAGCTCAGGGGGTTGCTGCGTTGGTTCAGTGGATGACCAACAATGCCAAGGTTATCTACAGCTACCTGATCCCTCGAGAATGGGATGCTCAGACCGCCTTCACTGATATCCTCGAGAACTACGACAGCACTACAGGGTTGACGTATTTCTTCGTGACCACTACTGTGGCGAATGCTGAGTCCTATGTAACCCACAAGTGTGTCCTTGCCCAGGTGGAGGCGCCAGGTATTCCGGCGACGGAGTTCAGTCTCGCGGCGACTTTCTTCGTGACTCTGAACTACAACCCGAACAGCACTAACAAGGTGACGCCACTCAGCTTCGCCTTTGTGTATGGTGTGACGGCCTACCCGATCCCCGGCAATCAACCTACGTTCGCTGAACTTGACAGTGATAACGTCGGATGGGTCGGTACTGGCGCCGAGGGAGGGATCAGCAACACGATCATCTTCTATGGTCAGTTGAGCGACGGCAATCCATTCGGCTATTGGTATGCGGCTGATTGGGCTAACCTGAATCTTAACTTGTCCTTGTCTAATGAGGTCATCAACGGGTCCAATAACCCGCTGGCTCCGTTGTACTACGATCAGCCGGGGATCGATCGTCTGCAGAACCGTGCGTTCAAGACTCTCGCTACCGCTATATCAAACGGTCTGGGGACGGGTCAGCTGGTGGCTACTCAACTTCCGGCTCAGACATTCGAGACTAATTTCTTGTCGGGTGTCTACGAGGGTCAGATCGTCATCAATGCTGAACCTTTCTCTATCTACACGCAGGAAAACCCGTCCGACTTCCCCATCGGCAAGTATGCTGGTCTCGCTGCGATTTTCACACCATCTCGAGGGTTCAAGCAGATTTTCTTCACCTTGAACATCACCAACATCGTCGCCGCATAAGGAGTTATCGATGGCCAATCCACTTATTTACCAGGGGGTCCTCAACAAGCTTCGTGGCTCGTTGTCAGTGATCCTTCTTCCCGAGCTGAATGTTACTGCATCCTATCTGGGTGAGGACGGCATCAGCTTAGCTTTCGAGGGTGAGGCCTCTGCATACCTTCCGACAATGACGGGTGCAGTGCCCTCTCCTAATCCCTATCAGATCAGCACAGTGTCCATCGCTCTGTTGAGAACCCAGAATCTTTCTGCGATCTGGAAGGCTCAGATGGAGCTGAACACGACCATCGGCGACGTTGTGGTGAAGACAGATACAGCGACGTTGCCTAACTACAGTTTCCTCAACTGCACTATCAAAGGTGTGGGTGAGCTTGCTGTGAACGGTCGTAGTCCTCTCTATGGCATAGTCCTGCAGGGAACGTACTACATCAACAGCACTCTCTTCGACGTTATCGGCAATACTCTCACTAGCACTATTGGTATCCAAAACATCCTCAACCTCTAAAGGTGAACTATGGCGGATGGTAGCAGCACCACCCAGGCCGGCAGACTTCATTTGGATAAGAAACTCAATCTAGTTATGCCCATCACTCATGGGGATAAGGTACTATACGTCCACGCTATGCCTATCAAGCGCGAGACATTCGAGCAGTACTTCCTGGTCATCTCCAAGACTTTTGCCGCAATTTACAAGGATAACCTTCAGCTATTTGCGGGGTCTAGAGTCTGCGCACTCATGATGCGAGAGGTTGCTAAGGATACTCTTAGGTCAGATGGACGAACTTGGTGGGAAGGACCTGATGGTGTGGAGTCAGGTCTACTTGGCGAGATTAGACGTCTCGCCAATGTAGTTTGTACAGATGACACTGGTCACTGGATCACCATGCCCTACGAGGATGCAGTGATCCATCATGTATTGGATGAGGATGAGGTCCTGGAGGTAGAAGGTACCTTAGCTTTTTTTACTGTGAACTACGCCATTCACAAGAAGGAGGTGGCTACAGCCATCCTGAGCTCGTCGGGGGAACTCTGGGGATGGCAAATCACATCATCGGGTTTACAGGAGTTCAAAACTTCCTTGACGATATCGACTCAGGAAGAGCCTACTGGAGAGACGGGGACACCATCGTCCATTCCATCCTAACCTGGGTATCAGGTGAAGGCTTTGGAGAATTCTGTGAGTTTCATGACTTGGACTATGGGGACTCCCATAGTTTCAGGCAACGGTATGTGATCGCTGCTCTGAAGTCGAGGGGTTTTTAGATCATGCCTGAGTCTGTTATCACTACTAAGGTAGATGACTCTTCCTTCCAGAGTTATGCGAAAGCCTTCCAAAGCCACAGGGATGACCTGAAGGGTCTGGTGGGGGATTGGGCCAACGTCAGTAAAGTTACCCAGTCTGTCAGTCATATCATGTCTACTATGACTTCCGCGTTGCTACTACAGCAGGATATGATCCGAAAGGAGACTAAGGCATTCAAGGACGCAGAGAAAGAAGAAGCTCGTCTATTGGCTCTTGAGAACAAGCGTAAGCAAGCCACCAAGGATATCTGGACGAACACTCAGAATATGGCTAAGTCCTTAGTCTCTGCGACGGGGAGTCTTCTGAAGTTCGTGGCCTCGGCTGGTATCTTTACAGGTCTTATAGGTATGGGAGGAAACCTATTTGGCCTGGGAACGTTAGCTAATTTTGCATCTGACTCTCGCCGAAGTGCTATGCGCCTTGGTACCCAGAGTGGGAACCTACAAGCTTTCAATGTAAACTACCAGCGCTACTTTGACTCTCAGAGTATGCTGCAGAACATCGTTGAGGCCAGAGCAGATTACAGCAAGATGGGAGCCTTTGCTCAGATGGGAGTTAATCCCATGGGCAAGGACCCCGCTGATCTTGCTCTAGAGATGATGACGAGGGCCAAAGGTCTGTGGGATCGGTCAGACAAGACCGTTCAATTTGCGCAGTCTCAGGGATTGCTGCAATTCTTCTCGCTAGAGGACCTCATCGCCCTCGGTAAGATGTCTAAGGAGGAACTCAAGACCGCTCATGATCGGTATGAAGCTGACAAGGCGAACATGAAGGTTACGGATGAGGTGAACCGTAGGTGGCAAGATCTCTCCGTTCAATTGAGTCGTTCATCTGTAACCATCCAGGATGCCCTCATAACTGCCTTGGAGAAGTTGGCTCCCATATTCGAGAGCTTGAGTGCAACTATCACTAAGGCTATCCAGAACTTTCTCACCACTGATAATGTTAAGAAGCTAATCAACGATGTGGCTACTGGTTTAAAGGGCTTTGCTGATTGGATGGCCAGTGATAACTTCAAGAAGACTCTAGCCACTTTCCTTGATGACATGACCCAGGCGGGTCAGTCCTTCATCAACTTCCTAAAGGCCATCGGCTGGATAAAAGCGACGCCTCAAGATATCTGGAGTGGTCAGTCCTTTGAGCAGCGTAAGATTGTTGCTTGGTCCCATCTCCCATCTCAGGGGCTAGCTGATATGCTTCCGGGGAGTCGCCGACAAAGAATGGCTGAGACCATAGCCAGGGAAGCTGTTCCGCCCTGGCTGGACCCCGACAATCCTGCTGCTGTCAAGGCTGGTACTGCTGTCGGTATTCCCAAGTATACGCCTCCCCCTCCTGGTCCACCTCTTGTAGGTGATGGCGGTGCTGCGAAGCCTGCTAGTTCTAAGGGTTTTGATACCACCGCAGCTTTCAAGGCTGCTATGGGCTCTGTTGCTCCCGGTTGGCACGACACCGGTGACTATCGTTCCCAGGCACGAGAAAATGAGCTTCGAGCTAAAGGAGCT